CTTACTAGCGTCCACGATGTATGTCCTGTTCGTGATAGTTTTTTTGGCGGTATGGTTTCGTGAACAATATACATAACGTCCGCAGACTGCGTATATTGGATTTCATACAGTATATCTTCAGTGACGGGGCTAGCAATCTCGTAAACTTTGTTTGCTGTGCCGCCTGACGTATATGCAGTAAAAGATGTCGTATCTATGCCATCTAAAGTAAAGTTATCAGCATCCACAACAGTAATGCGATAACGCCTGCCATTGATGCCGTCCATACCAACAACAGCATAAATCCAAATATCGTCACCCGTAGTATATCCATGACCGACAGACGTGACGTTTGCAGGATTTGCTTGCGTAATTGCTGTGATGGTCTTGGCGGCTTCTGTAATCTGCCCACCATCCTTGTAGAACCTTATATACTGGTCACCAAATTCCAACACGTAGGATTGTTCTACGTTAAATTCAAAAGGAATTAGACGACATTTCTTTGTGCTGTCTTTTACTTCAGCAACAAATCGCGTTCCATAACGCCGCGTTGCACCCCCTTGGGGGAACACCGTCATGTTTTCTAGGATTTCTACACCATTAGAATACTTCTTGAAGTCAGTCTGACCTGCAAGTTTTGGTGTTAGTTCACCTGCGGTGAAATTTGTTTGGAAAGGATGAACACGCGCCATTATCTTCTAAAGTCCGTAAATGTATCGGATACAAGGTCATCAATGACACCTTCTTGTCCGTCTACACTACGTGCTTCAGAAAGTTTTTGCTGATATAACTTTTCCATTTGACCTTGTAATTGGACACTACCAGTTACAGGGTAAGCCAAATCAACAGCCAACTTTGCTGTCAACACGTCAACGAACATACTGTCAAACAAGACCGCATTAGTGACCCGTGCAATATATAAGATATTGGCTGTGCCTTCATTGGTCAGTAACACCCGTCCGAATGTCGCATCGTTTTCGATTTTGAATTCGTAGTCAGGGTATTCCATTCCCAATACGCGCAAGCAATATGGGTTTGTAGGTAGGGCATACTGATAGTCATATCCGTATGCGGGTGTTGCTGTAAGTTTCGTCAGTGTTGCCCGTGTGATTGCAAAATTCCACGGGTGACTTCTTAAAACCGAATCCCTTGCGTCTGCAAAAAAAGCATTACACAAACGGGCGCGTTCTGTGTCATCAGTTAAAGACGTAATTGGGCTGTCACCCAACCTACGTAGGGCGTTTGAACAAATTGATACGTCTGTAGCCATATGAACACCTAAGAATGACGGGGGGTTTTACCCCCCCATCAAGCCCTTTTAGTCGGTTACATACAGCATGGTCAACGTGACTTTGCCCGTTGCCGCCGCACCCCCGATAGTAACGGTAACTGGCACACCGCCTTCGTTTGCATCTGTTACAGAAGCAAAGCCAAGTGCAAGTGTTGCCGCCGCATCTACTACTTGTGCAGAAGTAGAAGCCGCCGCCGCTTTATACGCCGCCGCCGCCGCTGATACGGCAGAGCCGTCAGAAGCAGTGTGCGCCGCATAACCAACGCTCAAAGTAGTCGATGCACCTAGGGCTTCGTGACCTAGTTTAGCACCAACAATTCGTGCGCCATTCGGCAAGTTAAACATTTCTATTACGTCACCACTAGCGGTAGAAGCAGTAGTGTATTCGCCATAAGCGACACGCACACGTCCTGCCAATTCGTTAGTGTTGACCTTTTCAGAGGGGTTATTCACAGACCATTTAGTCTTTTGAACAGAGTAAACTGTAGCCATTTTCTACTCCCCCTTATTCTGAACAAGCGATTTCAACGACTTTTTCGTCTTCTACTCGCGTAGCACCGATAGTCATTGAAAGGAACACTTGTGTTGCGTAATTCTTGTCAGCACGTTCAGAAATCCGTGTGGATACATCTGCACCTACTGCAAGCCCTAGACCTGAACGGCAGAACGCCAATACTTGACGGTCACCATTACCATCCAAACCAAGACGTTCAGTTCGGATGAAATTGAAACCTAGGAAAGTTCCAATCTGACCCTGAACCAAAGCCTTGACAGACGCATAGTCTGCTGAAGTGATTTTGGTTTCGTTAAGCATATTGGTCATCTGCTTACTGGTCACAATCATAAACCGTGGTTCATCAGGGTCTACATCGTTACCGTCCAAGATTTCCTTGGCTTCGATAAGTTTTGCGATAGTAAGTCCTGAAGCACCAACAGCAATTTGCTGTGACGCAGGTAATGCAATAGATGTGCCGCCACTAACACCGCCAAAAGCGTTGCCTGTAGCCGCAGAAATAATTGCATCGTCCATTGCTCGACCCATAGCCCATGCACCCGCCATAGCGTATTCGCTTTGTGGGCTAATGAGCATACGAACCTTATCTTCTTGGTCAATCAGGTCTGCCCAATCATAGTCGTCCATAGTGACTTTACGTCTGCTATGTGGCGTATCCATGCGTGGGGTGTCCGAATGACGTGATGTGCGTTTCTGTGCCGCGACAGAGCCGATACGTTCAAAGTAATGCGATTTGCCTGTTACTGTTTCAGTGCGGACCGCATCCCTCAAACGTGAACCTTTCTGTTGCGCCAAGTGAAACACATTGCTTTTGTATTGTTCTACAAAAGCGGTAGTGATTTGCACTGACATAATCAGTTCTCCTTCCGTTTAAGTTCAAATAAGTCTTTCGACTTGCTACACGGTTTTTATCCTTTACAGGGAAACCTCATTACTTACGGTAACTAATCGGATTGTTAAGGCATCATGCCCACCACACAGATTGTCCTTTCGGTTCTGACGTAGTTAAGTAACTATACCATATAAAAGGTTAATTACCATAAACTTTTTCGTGCAATTCCCGCATACGTTCTACCGCCGCCCGATGTTCAGGATGGTTGTCCTTGAAGTATGGGTGGTTTGGATTAGAGAATACTTGCTCGATTTCCATCTTAGCGTCAAGCGGTGATACAGCCAAACGGTTATTAGCCGTGTTTTGCGCCATATCTTCCGTAATTTCTTTGCCAAGTTTTGCAAACAATTTAACTACCGCAGGGTGATTGCCTGCCGATGTATTCATCAAATCAATGATTTCATCATCGCCATACACCTGCAAAGCACGTTGTGCGGCACGAACATTACGGTCATACTCTGCACCCCATTCTTTCTTTAGGTAGTCTTCTGTTTCGATTTTCTGTGCGGCTAACTGTGAAGGTTCGTTCTGAATAACCTCTGCCAATTCGCCTGACTGATAATCAATCAATGCCTGAACCTGTTTGTTGTTCAAGCCGTTAGCGTGTGCGACTTCTTTGAAACGACTTAAAGCCCCTTCATCGAAATACTGCTTAACTTCTTCATTTAATTGATATTCATACTTGTCAGCCGATTCAGGTCTGCCTAGTTTGTTGTAGACTTCCGACAGTTCTTCGTCAGTTTTCGGCAGGGGAATACGACTTCCCATAGCCTTCTGTTGGTGAATTACAGTCTTGGCAAGGCTTTCAACGTCCTTGAAGTTCTGTAACGTAGGTTCATTGCGGATGTCTTCGGGCAGTGACGATTTCCAATCAAGATTATCGCCACCATCTACAGAACCCATCAATGTCGATTCGACAGGGTTTGCCTGTTCTGTGGTAACGGTCTGCTCGTCCATAGTTTATTCTTTCCTTTCTTTTAACATTGTTAATATGCGTAGCACCATACTACGCTGTCCTTCCTTGTAAGCCGTGGCATAAGGGTCACTACTAAAACTAATTCTGTGTCCGTATGCCGCTTCCAAGTCTTCTAGCACTTTCGCACCCGCAGGTGACGTAAAACACTGTTTATAGTTCTCGACTAATTCAGTGTGTTCTTTGTGCAATTCTTCTTGTTCGTCCATTATTCTGTCATTTGCCTTTCTGCTTCAGCAGTAGCCTGTTGCATTACGGCTTGGGTTTCGCCCTTGCCCATAAGGTTTGCGGCTTCTGCCTGCGTCTTAGCCACTTGTGATTGCTGTTGCGCCGCCATCATTGCTTGCTGTTGCGCCGCCATTTGTTGCTGTGCTTGTCGTCCTGCCATAACTTCACGTGGGTCACGCATTACAGTAGCAGGCACACCCAACAATTTAGCCCTCATACGAATGGCTTCATCGTGGTCTATGTTATCCATGATACTTGGGTCAATCTGACCAATGTTCATGGCTAGTTGATACAGACGGTCAATGGCTTGTGCTTCTTCCATACGCTGTGACCGCGCCAACGGTCCAACATACTCGACATCCATCTGCCCACCTTTTTCCATTTGACGTGGCGGCGGTAGTAAAACGCCTGCCCTCATCATAATTCCAAACACACGCTCAATAAGCGGATTCAAAAATTCTGATTGGAAACGTCCTAGGGTTGGACCAAGCAACCGTTGCATCAATTCGTAACGAACCTGCACTTCTGTTGCGGTCATCTGTGGACCTTCTTGCAGTTGCAGTTGGTCAGAATAGTAAGCCTGACGAATTGCTGTGCGTAACTGCGTTTCTTTTAGGTCTGTAATTTGCCAATTACTGCCGATTTGAAGCGGTCTGATAGCGTTTTCGCTACGAACCACGGTAATACCCGCAGGCGTAGTTCTAACGCGCCCTATAACGCCGTCATCGGTCACAAGTAGTGGTGGGTCAATAGCCTTTGCCCACGCCTTCAGACCAATCTCTACAGCCTTGTTGATGGTCTTGATGTCAGGCAACGCATTGTAGGACGGTGAACGTCCATACATTTCGCCTGTAGCCTTTGACCATCTAGGAACAAGATAAGGAAATTCGTTGTAGCCGCCTGTCCTGACTACCATTTTGTCTTCTTCACAGATGTGACATGAATGGTATTTCAGTTTTGTAGCGACTTTGCCTGTTGCACGTTTGTAATCTTCAGACGGTTCTACCGCATGGATAAATGTAAATTCTTTATCAGGCTTTTGCTCGACTGCTTCTTTAATTTTTTCGCCAATATTGTCGTCACCAAACTCTTGCATGGCTTGACGGGCGTTCATTTTGTAGCGTCTATACACCGTATCTACATACCCGTTAATGTTTTCGGCTATGTAAAATTCACTTATGTGAAGTGTATTGAAGTGGATACTGCTTTCAGCAAAGCCACCTTTACCTTCCTCAACAAAAAGACAACCTGTGCCAATACTGGTCAGGTCTAAATACATTTCGTGGACTTCGGTATTGAAATTGCTGTCGCTGAATGTGTCATACATTCTACGTGCAGTGTCTTCTAGCCAAATCTTAACGTCACGATTTTCGTTTAAGGCTTTATCGCGCAGTTTAAGGCTGAACCAAGGCAGTGATGGGGATGTCAGTGTGCCTTGTAGTGATGCGGCTAGTAGGGTATTTGCAGTGATTGCAGTGCTATCAAACAGTTTTTCTGACCGCTTTTCACCTCTTGAACGAACAAACGTAATGTCCGCTTTTCGCGGCATAACATAGTCAAGAATTTCTTGCCAATGGTCTTCCCACGTTCCACGCTGTGATGCCAAATACGATTGGCGTTTTTTAATATATTCGTATGGTGATGCGTAGGATTCTGCCATGTTACACCACCGTTCCACCAAGCATGGTCTTTGCCGTAGATGCTTCTTCCTCAACACCAAGACCTGATGTTAGGATAGTGCCGTATTTACCCTGCTTATTGACACTAAGCATTTTATCTTTTTCTGCTTTTAGCGCGGCTTCCTTCTTCTTGGTTTCGTCTATAACAGAAGTGTCAACAGGGGGCGGCATCTGTGGTGCGGATTTCATACCCATTTACATTCCCCTTTCAAAATTCCGTAGATTGCACCGTCAACCCAAGTGCCATCCACATTCATTATATTTCTTATGATGCCTTCTTTTTTAAAGCCGACACCTGCTAGTAACCGTTCATTGCGCTCGTATCCATCTACACAAATTCCTGTCATCCTATTACATTTACACTGGTTAAACGCATAATCAAACATCAATTTAATGTTGCGCCTTGACGCAATCTTTGGGTCATCTAACGCTAAATGCACCATGATGTTGTTCCCATCATAGTCGCTAAACAGCAATGCACCAACGACTTCATCATCTTTTGTAAACGCAATAACACGGTCTTCGTGTTCAAGCGGTCTAAGGATGTGCGCCCTTGGCTGAAGGTATTCATAGGCTTTGTCATAAATCGCCCTATCCACCCTGACTTCAACCATGATGCCACCTTATCCGTTATGCGCCACCTTCGCCCATCAGGTTCTTGACTTTTTTCTTTGTCCCGCCAAGCACCGTCTTTGCTACGTTTGCTTCTTCCTCTACGCCACCTGCGCCACTCATAATGGTTGAACCACCATAAAGTGAACCGCCTGTTACACCTTTTGCTACTGCCGCTTTAGCCGTCTGTGCTTTTTCAACAGCCGCTTTTGCTACAGTAGGTGCGGTAACTTTTGGCGTAGGTGCAATGACTTTCGCCACTGCTTTGAATAATTTTTTAACTGCACCCATGTTTTGCCCCTTTCATTAAGCGAATACGTTAAAGTCATTATCAGAAAACATTTGCGTAGGTTCGTAATCCTTAACCCGTGCCTTCCTTACTGACATAACTGCATAACGCAAAGCACTGATAATGTCATCATTGGCGGCAACAATTTTACCGTCATTACGATGATACATTCTCAGTTCTTCTAATAGTTTACCTTGATTACTAAAAATTTTCAATCTGTTAGTTGTAAAGCGTGTATACATTTCCTGTATACCTGCTTCTACTGATATACCGCCCGTTCCTTCCTTCATTCCCTTTTGTGGTGGGTTTGTAAAGTGTTCACGTGTTAGGTTCACTCCCTCATTGCGATATTGTTCTGCAAGTGACTTACCTGAACCCTTATCGGCTTGCCTTCCGTCCATCGGATAAATAACAGGAATCCAATTACCCCTAGCCTTAAACGCACTTGCGTGAATAGGCACTGCTTCTTGACGCATAGCGTATGTATCGTAGACATAAATACAGTCACTATCTCTATCCCAAGCAATCCAAGCCCCTGCTGTTGGGTGATTCCAACCAAAGTCGATACCCGCCATTCTTGCCCAATGCGCAGGTATTTCAATCGGTTCGCACACCATTTGGTCTTCAGGTAGCGGAAAGACAAGACCTGAACCTAGTTGCGGTATGCCTTGCTCACGCATCTTTCTTTCATGGGGTGGCAGTGCTGAAAGTATCTGTTCACGCACTTCGGCTGTCATATGCGGGGCATCATCCCACCCTGCTTGTATCAATGCCTGTCCTGCGCGTAGGTCATTCACAAACTGCGCGACTGTTTCGGTCATGCCGTTTTCAGGTGTAAAGGTCATATAGACAATACCGCCTTTGTCAGCGGTTCGGGTTAACGCTTGTGTGTAGATTGATTGTGGCGGTTCTTCGTCTAGCCAAATCACGTCTAGTGATTCACCCATCCACTTTTCCTTGCCCATTTCATACGCCTTAAACGCTAGGCGTGACCACCCGCCTGTCTTGTGCTTAACAACAAGACTGTTCATAGCATTAGGCACACCCGCTTTACGCACCGTTTCCCCAATGTATTTTAGTGGAATAGACCCCGTTCCTTTAGCCGTAGGGTCATCAGGCTGTCCAACAAGTTCTTTTTGGCAGATGTCACGGGTAGTTTCGTTAGATGCACCCCCTGCCCACGCCCGTATAGGGCGTTCAAATTTTTTGCCTTCCCACCAATCAGGGTATTGACCCGTCAGATGGTAAGCCATTTCCATAGCCCCACAGAAAGACTTGCCGATACGGTTACCCGCCATCAGTAGCCGCTGTTGTGCCTGTGTATTGTGGAATTTGACCTGATAGTCATACGGCGAATAGTGCGCCATACGGTTAGTTGCTTTGCGGAATTCTAATTCTTTTGCGATTTCCACCGCTTTTGCTAATGCACTGCTCATAATTTTGCCAAATCATCGCTATGAACCATTATCCAAAAACCCTTGCGGTTCTTTTCAGCAAGACAGATGACAGGTGTTTTGTCTTCTTT